TGGGCAACGGTTGGAACGCGGGAACGTATGGACGCGGAACGTGGAACTCTTCCACTGACTTATCTGTTGTGGGCCAGACGCTGCGTATTTGGAGCCACGATAACTTTGGCGAAGACTTGTTGATTAATGACCGTGACGGCAACATCTACTATTGGGATAAAACCAATGGCACGGGCGTTAGAGCGGTAGCTTTATCCACTCTTTCAGGGGCAAGCAGTACACCGACTAAAGCCAAGATTGTTTTGGTTTCGGACAAGGACCGCCATGTTGTATTGTTTGGAACTAACGCTGAAAACAGTACGGACCAAGACCCGTTGTTAATTAGATTTGGCAGTCAGGAAAGCCTTACTGGTTGGGCAGCGGCGGCGACGAATACAGCGGGTGACCTTAGAATTGGCTCTGGGTCCGAGATTGTTGCTGCAATAGAGACAAAACAACAGATTCTAGTCTTTACAGACGTTTCACTTCACGCAATGCAATTCTTAGGACCACCGTTCACCTTTGGCATTAATATGGTATCAGACAACATTACTATTGTTGGGCCATTAGGTGCGATAAACGTCGAAGACACCGTGTATTGGATGGGTCAAGAAGAGTTTTACAGCTACGCTGGTTCTGTACAGCGGTTGCCGTGTACCGTGCGAGATTATGTATTTACGGACTTTAATTTCTTTCAAAAGGATAAGGTTACGGCTGGATCAAATACAGCTTTTGGCGAGGTTTGGTGGTTTTATCCATCTGCCAGTAGTTCCGAAAATGACCGATATGTAGTGTTTAATTATCAACAGAAACTTTGGTATTACGGCACCTTGGACCGCACGGTATGGCTGGATCGTGGCGTAAACGCTGACCCAATTGCTGCTGCACCAGATCATCACCTGTATAACCATGAAGTAGGCTTTGATGATGGCAGCACAGAGCCTGCCACAGCGATTGCAGCCCGTATTGAAAGCAGTCAGATTGACATGGGTGATGGCGATCACTTCACGTTTATTAGTAAGATGATTCCTGATTTGACCTTTAGGGATTCAACGGCAAGTTTTCCTTCTGCAACTATGACGTTGCAAGCGCGTAACTATCCCGGTGGTCTATATCTTCAAACACAGGCAAAAGCTGTAACCCGAACATCTACAGTGCCAATTGAACAATGGACAAACGAAGTAAATTTACGGCTTAGAGGTCGTGCATTTTCATTAAAGCTGGAATCAACAGGCACAGGGACAGGGTGGAGATTGGGAACGCCAAGGGTTGATTTAAGACCAGACGGGCGCAGATAATGTCTCGTAATTTAATCAAGCCGTTCTTCCCAAGAGCGCCTGATGAATATGACCGCCAATACATGGAGGACATAGTTCTTTCGTTTTCCCTGTATTTAGAACAAATGCAAAATCCGGGGGCTGGCCGAAATACAGGCTTGGTTCTAACAAATTTGCAAAATGACGATCAGGGTTTAGAAGTGGGTGAATTGTTCCAATACAGGGACGCAGCAGGCTTGATGGGTCAAGTTAAGATAGTTGTTGCTGACCAGCCAAATCTTCGCGGTAATACCACAACGGCTAGTGTAGGCGCTGTAACTGTAACAACGTAGGACTGTTCTATATGATCGATCCAGTTAGCGCATTTGCAATCGCCAGTACGGCCTATACCAGCATTAAAAAAGTTATTGGACATGCCCAAGAACTAGAGGGCATATCCAAACAATTAGGTTCGTGGTATGGCGCATGTGCTGATATAAACCGAGCGCAGGCACAAAGAAAAGCGCCTACGTTCTTTGAACGCGCCACGCAGGGTCAGTCTATTGAGGAGGAAGCTCTTCAAATCCTGATCCACCAAAAGACGTTAAAAGAACGAGAATTAGAGATTGCTGCAATGATAAATATGCGGTTTGGTTGGGGAACGTATGATGAGATGTTGGACATGCGCCGTGAAATCAGGGCAGAGCGGGAAAAGACTGCCTTTGCGCAGGACGAAGCCAAACGTCAAATCCAGAACAATATGGCGATATTGGGATTATCCATGTTAATTATTGGGTTTATTGGCGGCGCTATTTATTTGATAACGTTAGTATCGTGAACACTTTAATCCCCCTTATTTTAGCAAGTTCATTGCTGAATCCAGAATACGTTACATGCCATTTGTGGAAGTACGTGCGGAATGGCGATGAAATCCTATGTTTATACTCCGGTAAGAATGGGACTTTGGGCTACCATTACCCGACACTTAGTTTTCGAGAATGCCCAAAACAATTTGAATGCCTTTATCAACCAAACTCTAAGGCTAAAGTCAGCCTGAAAGACATATTAAAAGGATTATCAGATGGATTTTAAGACGTTTCTAGAATACAGGATTTTACCCCGGCTGATGATGTTCGTTATGACCATCATGTACATCCGCGTGATTGAATGGGGCATGTCATTAGATGATTTGTCTACACAACAATCCGCGATGATTTCAATATGTTCGGGTTCCATGACGGGCGCGTTTGCTGTGTGGTTAGGATCAGAGAAATGATAGCATTACTAGGAAGCCTGTTAGGTTTTGGTAGCTCGTTTCTGCCAGAGATTTTAAACTACTTTAAAGCTAACCAACAACAAGCACATCGTATGGAGATGATGCAGCTTGAAACAGAACTTGCCCAACGTCGATCAGAAATGAAACTTGTTGAGTTGGATAAGAAGGCTGACATTGAGGAAACAAAGGGATTGTATGCACATGACAGTTCAATTGATGCTGGAAGTTTTATCAACGCTTTACGTGGGTCCGTTCGGCCCGTTATCACTTATTTGTTTTTTGCTTTATTCGTTGCCACAAAAGTAGTGATTATGGTTAAAGTAACGCAATCAGGTGGTGATTGGATGCAGGCAGTAGAACTTATGTTCGATTCAGAAACTCAAGGACTTTTCAGCGCAGTCTTGGCATTCTGGTTCGGAAATCGCGCAATATCTAAATATGCAGGGAAATAGTTATGGGATACAAACTAAGCAAGCGAAGTCTATCAAACCTAGACGGTGTGGACGAAAGGCTGGTAACGGTCGTGAAATACGCTGTGGGCGTCACGAAGCAGGACTTCAGTGTGATCTGCGGGTTGAGAACAATAGAAGAGCAACGCGCTCTGGTAGCCAAGGGCGCGTCTCAAACTATGAAAAGTAAACACATTGGCGGTCATGCAGTAGACCTTATGGCATACTGCAACGGTGGTCGTTGGGAGTTGAATCTGTACGACGAAATTGCAGATGCAATGAAAGAAGGTGCCGAGGCAGCGGGAGTTAAAATTCGGTGGGGCGCAGCGTGGACAATAGATGATCTTGGCTGCTACGATGGTACAGCAGAACACGCAATGTGTTCATACATAGATACACGTCGATCTGAAGGTAGACGCCCATTTATTGATGCTCCGCATTTTGAGCTTATGCTATGAAAAAACACGAACAATTTTAGTTTTTTTAAAAAAAACATTAACCCCTACAATTGTTCGGGTTAATGTGCTAGAAATGCAGACAAAGCCTGCTACAAAGCCGACTCCGAGGTAGATAATATGAATAATATGCAAAGTATGGCAGACATGGGACGTTATGGCGATACGCAAGTAGCGCACGTTGCCCCCGGTGAAATGATCGTACCTAGCGAAATTATGCAAAGCAACCCGGCGATGGCGCAAGGCATTGCTGCGGCTTTTGATAATTACGGTGCAGACCCTAACCGATACATGGTTGGTTCACAGCAGAACAGCATAAACCCCATGACGGGACAACCTGAGTTTTTCTTAGGCAACTTGATTAGCGGAATTTTTGGCGGCGGCGGCGGCGGTGGAATTGGTAGCATACTTGGTAGCATACTTGGCAGCAAGGCTGGCAAAGGTGCGTTAAGCAACTTGGCGTTGAGAAAACTACAGGGTAAAAAAGCTGGCCTGCGTGAAGCACTAATCGGTGGCATTGGCGGCGGATTGATGGGCGATGATACTAACTCTGCAATAAATAATTTGTTTGGCGGCGGCGGTAGTGGTGAAGCGGCTGCTGACTTGGCTAACATTGCTGACATTGCTGACATGGTAAAAAATAAACCTAACACCAATTCAAGGCCGGGATTCACAAGAGCAGCGGTAAGTGCGTTAAAAGGTGGAAACAATGATACCGTTGACAGAATTGCAAACAGGTTTGATAACGATAAGCTATTAGGCTACGGCAAAATGGCGTCAAGTATCTTCCCATCACTAAAAGAAGAAGACAGCATTCTAGGCAATATTCTGTCAACCAGAGGCGGCGAGGCGCTTTTGTCTGGTCTAGGCGCAGAGGCTTTTGATCGTCTGTTTGGTAAAGATGAGCCAGACCTTGCTGGACAACGAGCAATGCGTCCATTTGGTCATGGCAATGCAACCAGAATTAACACAATGAGACAGCTTGCACAGGGCGGCGAAACAACACCTGAATACTACCCTCGCAGAGATGGTGGCATTATGCCCAGCGAAGGCTCTGGAACAAAAGACGATGTTCCTGCTATGCTAACGGCAGGAGAATTTGTTTTGACCAAAGACGCAATCAATGGCTTGGGCAATGGCAACCAGCAAGAAGGTATAGCCAGAGCTTATAGCATGATGAACAATCTTGAGAGGAAGTCAGCATGACTGAAACTTTAACAACAGTTAATCGGCGTCCTCAGTATATTGAAGAACGCGAACAACTTCTTCTTGATAAAATATTCGGCACAGCAACAACTGGCGCAGATGGTGTAACCACATATACGGGTGGTTTGCTTGATGCAGAAGAATATCCTGATCTGTTTAAAATACCAGAATATAATATTGCTCCACAAACAGACGCGGAACTATCAGCGTTAGGTGCGTTTGACACCGCTGGTGGCCGACAGGCATTTATGGATCGTGCGCAGCCTTACTTTACAGACGCGCAAGGCAAGCCACGGTATCTTGGTGAGGCTGGTAGCGCACTAGGTGGCGGCTACGATCAGATTATGTCTGGAATTAACAGCTACTTCCCAACAGCCTCGCAGTACATACAAGAAGGTCGCGGCGGCATTGATGCAGGCAGTCTATACGATTCAGAATTAGCTGATGCCCGAAGCGCCACACAAGGTGGTCTTGGCGAGTTTGATCCATCCACCGCTGTCTCAAACTTTATGAACCCGTATAAGCAACAGGTCATAGATGAGGCAATGAGCCAAATTGATCGTCAGGGCGCACAAGCAATGACAAGAAATAATGCTTCAGCGGTTGGCGCTGGTGCATTTGGTGGAGCGCGTCAAGGTGTTCAAGCAGCAGAAACAGAACGTAACATTGCTGATAGTAAAAACAAAACCATCAGCAACATGCTTTCTGCTGGATACGATCAATCATTAAAGGCAGCTATGAATGCTGATGAGGCCGCTAGAAAACGTCAATTAGATGCTGGCAAGACATACGGTCAAATGGGCCTGTCTAGTGCGGCTGGTCAATATAAAGGTCTGGCCGATGAGAAGACCCGCTCTATGGAAGCTGGGCGTCTATACGGTGGCCTTGGGCAGACCGTAGGAGGTCTAGGAAGCAAGCTGGCTGATGTGGGTTCCTCATACGGTTCATTGGCTGGTACAGGCGCTGACATTGGGCGTGTGTATAGTGCAATGGCCCCTGCTGATCTTGGGTTTATGTACAACATGGGAAGTCAAGGGCGCGGCTACGATCAATCGTATCTGGATAACTATCGCCGCAATCAAATGCGAACAACAGATCAGGCGTTGTATCCAGTACAATATGGCTATGGTGCATTGTCTGGTACGCCCTCTGCGTCTATGAGTTCGCAATATAACACACAGCCTGTTGGTCAGAACAATCCATTCGTAAGTGGTATTGGCGCGTATACTGCCATGCAGGGCATTAACCAAAGCTAGTAAGGTGAGGGCTGAATATGGCTGAAAGCAATCTGAATAATTCGTATGAAGCAGAGATGCAAAGGCGTGGCTTGGGCAAGATGGGCTTATTTGACACCCAAGGTGGGAAAGTCCTTCAAGGCATTGGAAGCACTATAGAGGGATTTGGTCAAAGCCTTGCAGATGTGGGTTTTGGTAGGGGCGGTGTAGATTCTTTACAAAGATTAGGACTTATGGCTGCGCAAAATTTTAACCAACCTAGTGATCAATTTATTGCAGAGCAAGAACGTCTTAGAGATAATATTTCTGGGGTGACAGGCGGTAACTTTGGTGAAGAAAAGCCTAGCATGGGAAATATTCGTCCAGAAGAAATACAAAGTCAAATAGATATATTGAACAAGGCTCCCGGTGGTGATCCTTTGACTGTTGACCAAATAAACGAATTATATAGAAAAGATGCAAAAGGTGGAAAATTTAAGCCGTTCCCAACAGATCAAGCAAGACAAGTAAAAGACCAAAATCTAGCTAATAAATTTGGTAGTGGTGCGGCTGACACAGCTACTGCACAAAACTTAGCTGTAGAATTTAAAAAAGAAAAAGCAAAAGAACAAATTAAAGCTGACGCTAACCGTGAAGCCAGCTTAGATATGAGCGATGACCCAACCGAACAACTGTTTGCACAGGCAATGTCTGAGTTTATTAAAGATGCGAGAACGGGAACTGAGGATGATTTGCCAG